ATGATTGATATATCTAAGCTGATAAAGGCTGAATATGAGTACATAAGATTAAACGCTAACTTCACAGAGCGAGAATTACAACTGTATGAGTTGCGCAACAAACAATACACATATGAAATGTGCGCCGAGTTGATGAATATGAGTGTGTCGACAATAAAACGGATAGCACATCAGGTAGACCGAAAGATAAACCGGGTGATACAATAATGACACTTTGGTGAGCTGATTATGAGCGGATAACGAACTCGTTACCGCTCTTTTTTTATGCAAAAATAGAGTTATAGGAGGTGGCTTATGATTACCGATGAAATATTGGAACGTATTTTTTCTAGGGAAGATGTGGCAAAAGTGCCACTTATATATCAATCGACAATGATACACGCAATTGACGAAGAACTTGAAAAGGAGAAAACGGATGATAGCACAGACACCTTATCAAAATATGATTTATAGTCAGCCGCAAATGGCTTATACACCCCAAATGTACAATCCATGGACAACTAGACCACAATCTCAGGTTCAGCCTATGCCAGTAGAGCAACCTCAACAAGTAATGCAGCCGCAAGTAAAGCCACTTACAGGTAAGGTTGTTCAGACTTTGTTGCTACATACGGCGACCAAGTATTTGATATTGTTGATATATTAACAGGATGTATGGGAGATAGAATGTATGGATAACATAGATAAGATATTAAAGTATATAAGACGAACTAACCCAGAAATGACCAGGAAAAAGCTGATAGAAGAGTTGGGGCAATCGCACTATCTTGCCAAAGCTCTTGTTATTGTATCAAATCAAAAATAAAAATTAATTTTTCAAAAATTCTTATAAAAAAATATTCGGATTAATGTATACCCCCCCTATCAAATAATTCTGAAAATTTCGGACGGTCAAAAAATTTTTTCTCGGCTTTTCCTCAATTTCATGCGAGTTTTGTTTGGATTTTTGAACAGAATCGAAACACTTCAACGTGGCAAAGTAAAATATAACCAAAATCGGGACCAGCCACACGGCGAAAGAATACCGCCGACAGGCTTATAATATGCCATTGTCTCCGCGATAGTTTTTTGTTTACTGCTTTGCGTGTCGCTGTTAATAGATTTACACGTCCATACATTCAAAAAGCCTTAAAACGCAAATAAACGCGTTGTTATCTTTGCTCATACAACAGCAATATAAACCGAGCGAGATCCACCACCAAAAAACGGCAGCAGACAGGCGCAATTAATAAACCGCCATAAAAAATATAATTGTATAGAATTACACAAACAATTCACACAATTAGATATAAATATATAGTTAATAAGGCTATACATGAACAGCATAGCACACAAGCACCAGCATAGCAATATTATATTATCAAAGATCAGGAAGCCACCCGGCTGGAATCGAACCAGCCACAACCACCAGCGACGGCAAAAGGGCGCACATGCGCCCTCTGTTTTTTTTAAAAATAGGATTTTTCATAGCAAACATTTTTTAAATAAATAATTTTTTGTTCAATGCCACCACCCAAACCCATGGCATATAAGGCCACATTATACGGAACGGCGTCCAATAATTTTTCATATTGCTGAGATTTGGGCATAGAATCTAACCAGCCTTCCCATTCCTCGCACTGCTCATGTGCGCAATGTTTTATTTTCTCAAGGTCATCAGCCGGAATATATGACTGCGGGTTTACATACCAAGTGATTTTCCCACATCTCGCAATGTGTGCAACCTGTTTAATCCCCACTTTCACGCACCGCGCTATTACAAACCGTAACACCATTACCTAAGCAACACATAAACAATTCAAATTTTTTCATATTTTTAACCTCCGTTTATTTTTGTCCCCTTATTGGGTAACAGCAAGGGGCGGAATCGAACCGCCCGAAATTCCTTTAATTCTTGCCGATTTTATGAGAATGCTCGGCGGGCTATCTCGTCTAATATTTTCTTTTTGTTCTCAACTGTTGGAGCAAGACGCCAACCCGGAACAACAACATAATTAACACATTTAACGCCGTTTATGTTCCTTTCCTGTCTCTCTACCTGCGGGTTAAGATCCATTGCACCAGTATAAACGCCCTCGCCGTCCAGCCTTGTAACATCAACGGCGATATATTCCGCCTTTCCTCTGCGTCCTCTTAACAGCTCAACAATTATCTTGTTGCCGTTCTTATCCAGATCAGTAAAAGTTATTACCTCTCTGTAAATTTTGCCGTCGTGCTGCGCTCTTATAAAAATGCTTTTTTCAAACGAATCATTTTCTAAACAATTCATGTATAAATCTTTATAGTATTCTTTGCATTCGCTTAAATTTTTCATATTTTCCCTTTCTGGTCTGCCATTATCAGAGCCGGGAGACCATCCCCGGCTGACGCTCCGAAAGTTGGAGCGTTTCGGCTAAAAATCAATACTTGTGTAAACCTCAAGTATTTCACGATATTTATTTTCTTTGTCACAGTCAAAGCCAAGATCTTTAATGTGGAATATTGCATAGTCTCCATATTTTGCGTGAATGTCTTGAAACTGATTGTAGACGGTTTCAAATTCTTCTAAATCATCCACATGAACGATATACCGCTTATATTCCTTGTTTGGCAAATATGGAATAAAAGAATCTTGTGCAACAACTGGATTTGCAAACAATCCGGCTATTTGGACCTTGCTTTTGTTGTCGTCCTGTGTGCTTCTGTCTAGCATGGACACAACCGCCCATGTTAAATTCTTTGTATAATTTTTCATGTTCTACGCCTCCTTAATGATAAAATCCGCCTGGGCTTTCTTTGCCTGATCCTTTGTCATGTCTACAATTCCTATAATATTCTTTGTGATCTTTTCTCTTACAATGTACTTTTTCATTTTCCCATTCTCCTTTGTATTATCTGCCTTGCTATCCACCAGGCACCGGCGGCAAGCTCTTGCAAGTCGTCAATGTCTGTAGTGTGGAATTGTCAAGGTGTTTTATGTTCCTTTCGATAGTTCAATAATACTCTAATATTAGAATATTGTCAACACTTTTTTATTCTATTTTTAGAATATTTTTTGCTTGACTTTTGATGTTGCTATATATATAGTAGATACATACTCAGCCGGGTAGAATTACTATATATAAGGAGGTGCGCAGATTGATAAAATACAAAGTAGATATATTTAAACTGTTAAAGGATCGCGGATATAATCAAACGAGAATTCAAAAAGAAAGATTGCTACCAGCGCAGACGGCGCAGAACATTAAAGCCGGTAAGAGTATTACGCTTGATACTCTTAACAAAATATGTGTGATGTGCAAATGTCAACCGGGGGATCTGGTGGAGGTGATCCCATCGGACGAAGAAAAATTAAAATATTACTAAAAACATGTTGACATTATTCTATTATTAGAGTAATATATAGCTAACAGATAAAGCAAAGGACAACCGCCAGAGGCGGAGAAAGAGAGGAACAAAAATGAGAATCGAAGGAATAGGAGTTATAAGCAAAAATAAAGCACTGTCAATATTGACAAAAGAAGGCCGCGAGGCGGTAAAATCCGGGAAGATCACAATTGATGAGCTTGGCGAAATGTACAAGCTGGAGCTTGTGAAGAAAAATTCAAAAGTTGGAAATATGGGCGATACATTCCGGGAATCATATAAATGGATACCGGAAGAGTTAAAAAAGCAGCTGACACCGGAGCAGCTAGGGAAACTTGTAAACAGCTTTTACAACTGTTACAGCGCCGGCAAAATGGCAAAATAATATAGCGGACTTATTACACAGCCCGCTATATTAAAAACGTTATTGTTTCAATCCGTGACCGCTGGAATTGCTAGCGGTCCATCATGTCAAGCAACCATGACACGAGACTATTATATAATAATATACGATATTGAGGAGGTCAAGAAAGAATGGAAAATAAAGATATAAAAATAATAATGGCCACAAACAAGACAAAAAGAGAAGCAGAAGAACATTTAAAATGTGGCACTATAGTCTACGAGTACAAGGATTATTTAAAAAACTTTGACGAGTACGCCGGAGAGTTAGAAGAAGAATATAAACAGCAGCTGAAGCATGAAGTGGAGACTTCGGACGATGGACCGCTCGTAAACTGGGATATGGATTTAGTCACTTTTGAGGGTAACAGATACGTGATAGAGTATATTTTATAAGCAAAGGAGAATAAACAATGGTAACAATTAAAAAGGTAAATGAGCAGTTAGAAAAAAAGAATAATGTAAACAAAGTTTGGATAAAAGAAAATGGTGATCTTGTAATACATACGAGCGGCGCGGCTATGCCGGCAGGAATATATAATAACCCGGGCGATTATTGCGAGGTCACGGACGTCTATTTTGATTGGACATCTGGAGCAGATGGAAAATACAACACGGCTAGAATTATGGCTAGTGCCGCTAATGATTTTTACAACAAGTAAAAACTTTGTCGAACTTTGTCACACGGTTATTATTGATATAATAGCCGTGTTTTTTTATGCTTATTATATCAATTCTGGAGGTGTAAAAAGTGTTAGAACGTGGTTATTGTTATAAGTTAAATATAAAGAGCCGTCAAACAATGATAAAGGAGTATAACAGGGCAGCACAAAGCCGGGCGGCAGAGTGATGGAAGTTGGAACTATCCAACATTGTTTGATCTGACAGAGCGGGAGGCAATAAAAGAATACAATAAAATGTGGAATCGGGTCGCAAACTGGCCATAAAAACCAGAGTTGACAAATCAATAAAACGATGGTATATATTTTATTGATGTTTTTTATTCATATCAAAACACTAAAAGAGGTATATTAACCGCATAGAGTATATTAAACTGTATTCTATGCGGTTTTGTTGTATATATAATATATAGCTAGAGAGGAGGCGGAGACATGGAGAATAGCCAGGAGGTAGAAATATTTGACAATGAGATAGATATGTATTTACAAGAGTTTTGCGACATTCACAAGCCGCCTATTGATGATCTCACAAACTGTCCACAGAATTTGTGGTCTGGTGCTATGATGTATATATATAGACGTATGTTTAAAGGTACAGATAGATTATTGAATAATAATAATATATATATGTCTAAGGGTGCTATATATTCAAATATGTATGATTATAATAAATGTTTAGATATATGCGAGTATTATATATATATTTGTGGTTTATATAATAAAGTGCCATCAATAATAGACTATTGTCATTTGACAGGCGTTGACAATGACACAATTACAGAGTGGGGCAAGGATAAGCCAAGCCACCCGCGGACAAGAATTTACAAAAAACTTCGCGGTTTTCGTGAGAATTGTCTGACGAATCGACTAATTGACACAAAACAAGCGGTTGGCTTAATTGCGATACAAAACAGGGAATACGGCTGGAACGATGCCGGCGGAGCTGCTACCGGAGGCGCCACAATCGCACTAACTGCCTCAGATGTGCGCAAATTGTTAGAGTCAAATTGTGCCAAACTTCCAGACAATTCAGCACAGGCGGAGGCTATAGAGGTTGACTGCACCATGTCAAATTGTACGAACAATTCAAACAATTTAGGACAGGCTGAAAACGTAGGAAATAAGGCACTTTTTGACGGTAACAACACGGAATAAATACATAACTGTGCGTGAAACGTGGGTTTTGCGAATAGATACAAAGGCATAAGCGACATAATAGCAAATTGCGCGAACAATTAAAACAATATTAGCATTTAGACAAAACGAGTGCTAAAAAAGATCATTGGAGGGGGTGGGGGTCTGACAGGACCCCAGGAGAGCCCCTACTAAGCCCCCCAAATATTTTTAAAATAAAAAAGGCCTTATCAGCCACATATAAATATATCAAGTATAAACCTACACATAACGACAAAACAAATAAACATAGGGTTGGTGAGAATATATGATTGATATACCTGTTATAGACATGTGTAAAACAGGTCAAAACATAGTATACTATCGAAAACAACAAGGACTAAGTGTTAAGGATTTACAAAACATATTTGAATTTGCAAATCCAAATGCGATATACAAATGGCAAAAAGGAAAATCAATACCTACAGTTGACAATCTGATAATTTTATCAGCACTGTTTAAAGTCCCAATAGAAGATATAATCGCAATTCAGAAAAAAATATAGACAAAATCCAAACAGTATGTGTATAATGCATACATAATAGTTATCTATCTGACTGATAGATATTCTTTAATCACATCAGACAAAACTATAAAATCCCCAAAAGGAACAAAAATGAACGGAATTGAATATCAAATGGCTGCCATGCGTACAAATGATGGCAGGAATAGAGATAGACTTCTTAATGCTGTTTCAACAACAAATGGAATAGACGTTGCTGAACTGCTTAATGGTGTTATAGGTCTTACAGGCGAATCGGGAGAAGTTGCTGATCTTGTTAAAAAGGGCGTATTTCACGAAAAAGGCATAGACATAGACCACTTGAAAAAAGAATGTGGCGATGTAATGTGGTATGTTGCCATGATCTGTGATGCAAGCGGTTTTACACTTGATGATGTTATGCAGACGAACAAAGAAAAACTTGAAAACAGATATCCAGATGGATTTGATACGTGGAGAGCCAACCACAAACAGGAGGGCGACATATGATTGAACTTATCATTTTGCTTTGGATTGCCATAAAACTTAATGCCCCTGTTTGGATATACATATTGTTGGGCATAATTGCTTTAATTAAGGCCGTGGCGTTTGGGATAAATCTTAGCAAGAATAACTAAACATTTGGAGGTAATCACTATGGCGAAAGATAAATGCAGCAATTGTGAATACTGCATAACAGAAGATGGTGATAAGGTTTGTAACAATCAGAATAGCAAATATTATTCAGATTATGTTGAACCTGGACATGTATGTTTGGATTATGAGGGCAAAAACAATGAGTGTGACTGATGATATTCTGAAAACTGACTACAGTTTACAATTTGATGAAAAACGCAAGGCTTTAGTGGTTCAAAGTCATTATAAGTATGGCAGAGCTGGAAGAAATTTTGCTACAGGCAACGTTGATGCAATAGGCAGCCTTGAAAAATGCCTTGCAAAGTTTAAAGAGACAGGGAATACGGAATATCTTCTTGATGTTGCCAATTATGCTATGTTCAGATACATGTGGCCGCAAAGTGGAGAATACTTTAAACATACCGACAGTGATGAATCAGCCGGAATAGTCGGTATGAGTGTTAATGAAATGGAGAAATACAAATAGGGTTATCGCCAAGTGGTAAGGCACAGGACTTTGACTCCTGTATTCGAGGGTTCAAATCCCTCTAGCCCCGCTACTGAGTATAGGCAGTTATTGCAAGTAGCCTTTCCACCTATACAGTCCACCATGACTAACCATGGGAGCCTTGAGACCATACAAGGCGAATGTGAATGATTAGCTCAGTTGGGAGAGCAATAGATTTTTAATCTATGGGTCATGGGTTCGAGTTCCATATCGTTCATGCGGTTAAGGTTTTCAAATTCTTTTGCCTTGACCGGACAAATGTTTTCATTTGTGCTCCTTTCACTCACTAGCGGAATGCTGAATAAAGGACCGTCACCAGGTCCGGTGGGTGTTTCGTGAAAATCAGCCTACAGAATGCCAACTGTAGCCGTATAGGCGGTCGAATACTCCTTCCCAGAGTAAATAATCACAAGCCCCGGCATGCGGCTATATAGTATGCCATATGTATAATGACGCGGAGTAGAGCAGTCTGGTAGCTCGCTAGCCTCATAAGCTAGAGGTCATGGGTTCAAATCCCATCTCTGCTATTTGTAAATGTTATTACGAGGTGAAATATGGCTGGTGGTGTACATAGGTGCGATCCAGATAAGTTTTCAGAGGCAGTAGCAGAATATATGGCTGGCAGAGTTACACAGGCTAAAGCTGCGCAGATAGCCGGAATGAGTATTCCAACCTTTTTGAAATACCTCAATATACCTTAACAAAATGGTAGACCGTAAAAACGACGGTGCAAGGGAATTGATGGTTGGTACTCTTTGGAATGTCCTAGACCCATTGGAACGTCTCAGAAAACAATATGAAAAAGACCCTCAATATAGATTCAGGCAAATACCGGCACTTAATGAGAATGACGAAAGTAATTTCAACTATGAAATAAACGGATTTTCCACGGAATACTATAGGGATATGCGAGACAAATTGGAAAACGCTGAATGGATGGCTAAGTTCATGCAAAAGCCTTACGTCCGTGAGGGATTGCTATTCCCAACAGATAATCTTAGATATTTTAACGGAGTTTTACCAGACGGAGATTGTAGGCACATCGGTGTTACAGATATAGCCTGGGGTGGTGGCGATAGCTTATCAATGCCTATTGGCGTTGAATATGACAACGGTGATGTGTATATCATAGGTTGGGTGTTTAATAAGGGTACAAAAGAGGTTACAGTGCCACTTGTTGTAGGTCGAATTATTGAAAATGGAATAAGGCAAACTAGATTTGAGGGTAATGTTGGTGGTGATCTTTATTGCCAATATGTAGATGAAAAACTGCAAGAACAGGGCTATAAATGCTCATGTTCAAGTCGCAAAGCACCAAACAAAGTTGAAAAGTTAGCAAAGATAATAGCCTATTCTGGCGATGTAAAACGTAAATTTATATTTTTGGACACACATAGAAGAACCCAAGAGCAGATGCAAAAAGATGCAGAACTTGGAATAAAGAGGTATTACAGAGATGACGAATATCAAGCTGCTATGGATGAGCTGACAATGTTTGTTAGCATTGGTGGCAATGAGCATGATGATGCAGCAGACGGAATCACTCAGTTGGAAATGTTTATCGAAAATCCGGAAAATACAGCAGTAGCAGAGGCAACATTAAATCCATTTAGGAGGTATTGATTAGTGGAAACAAAGGAATACTTGCAACAAATAGGCAGATATGACCGACTTATCAATAATAAGTTAGTGGAGCTTGCACAGTATAGGTCTATGGCTTGCAGTGTATCGGCGGTCAGAAATGATGAAAGAGTGCAGTCATCACCTAGCTATGATACCATGGACAAAATTGTGTCCAAAATTGAGCAAATGGAAAATGAAATAGATATGCTTGTTGATAGATACATTGACAACAAACGAATAATTATATCCCAGATAGATAGTATGGCGGATGAAATGAATTATCAGATATTATTCTCAAGATACGTTGAACAAAAGACTTTTGAAAAAATGGCAATAGAGATGAACTATTGTTACAAGCAAATCATACGAAGACACGGTAAAGCATTACAGGAATTTGAACAAAAATGGGGAAACACATATAAGTAGTCCCTAAATGTCCTAGAATGTCCCATAAAACATATTATATAATATATCATGAACAAGTTGATTGATAAACACTTTGTTTTTTCTCATACTTTTTCAAACCTCATAAACCCTTTGGAAGCACCAGTAGCTTTACTGGTGCTTTTTTAATGCAAACAGGAGGTACAAATAATGAACGGAATAGATATTAGTGCCTGGCAAGGCGATGAAAATATAGATTTAAGCAAAGTTCCTTTTGATTTTTGCATTGTCAAAGCAACTGAGGGAACAAGCTATAAGAACAGATACTTTACAAGTCACTGTGACAAGGTTTTGAACAAGAAAAAACTGTTAGGTGCGTATCATTATGCCAATGGTGGTGACGTAAAAAAAGAGGCTGACTACTTCCTTGCATATGTAAAGAAATATATCGGCAAGGCAATTCTTGTACTTGACTGGGAGGCAAAGAATAACCCTCAGTTTGGCAAGAATGATCTTGAGTGGTGTCTGAAATGGTGCAGTTATGTGCAGAAAAAGACCGGCATCAAACCACTTATCTACATCCAGAAGAGTGCTATGAACGCCGTAAAAAAGGCTGGATATGGCCTGTGGGTGGCTCAGTACCCAGATAATGAGCAGACTGGATATCAGGAGCATCCATGGAACGAGGGAGCTTATAACTGTTTACTCAGACAGTATACATCTGTTGGCAAGCTTGCAGGATACGCTGGTAGCCTTGATCTGAACAAAGCATATATCAGCGCAGCATCATGGCGCAAGCTGGCTACTAAGGCTGTGAAGATTGCCACTATTAAGCCGGTAAAGAAGAGTGTCAATACGATCGCAAGGGAAGTGCTTGCCGGCAAATGGGGCAACGGTGCTGATCGCAAGGCAAGGCTCACCAAGGCTGGTTATGACTACAACAAGGTTCAAGCAGCAGTCAACAAACTTGTTAAGGTATCACAGATGACACGGGATAAGATCATCAATGCGGTTGCTCATGAAGTCATCATAGGCAAGTGGGGCAATGGACAGGAACGTATCGACAGGCTTAAGACAGCAGGTTATGACCCTGATAAAATTCAGAAGAGAGTAAATGAACTCATGAAGTAGGAGTTGACATGAACAGATTACATTTGCAAGACCTTGTAAGAGGCCACTATGGTAGAAAAATAGCATATACCAATGTAGACACCATTACACCGGATAATATTGTGAATGTAGTCGGTGAGTGCATAGGAGTATTTAACTGGAATAAGCCGATTATAAAGTATTTGTGGAATTATTACAAAGGCGACCAACCAATAAGGTACAGAATTAAAGTAATTCGTGACGATGTAATTAATTACATCGTAGAAAATCATGCATATGAAATTGTGCAATTCAAAGTCGGACAAACTTACGGAGAACCGGTACAGTATATCAGTCGTAAAGATGATGATGCAATCAATAATGCGGTTGATGATCTGAACGATTACATGGTAGACGCTTGTAAGCAAGATAAGGACATAAAGGCTGGTGAATGGCAATCTGCCACTGGTACAGCATTTAAAGCTATCCAATTTAGCCCAAACGGTGATGTGCCGTTTAGAATTGTTACACCTTGTCCACTCAATACCTTTATCATATACAATAGCAACACTGAGGAACCGATGGTTGCCGTCACAGAACTTAAGGACAGTGATGGTAAGTGGTACAAGCAGTGTTACACAGCCACGCACGAGTGCAAGATATATAACAGTACAGTCACAGACTGGAGATTACACGCTTACGGAGATATACCGATTGTTGAGTACCCTAATAATCACGAGAGAATAAGTGACATAGAGCTTGTAATAGATATGCTTGATGCAATAAACAACATGCAATCCAACAGAATGGATAGCATAGAACAATTTGTGCAGTCATGGATTAAGTTTGTTAATTGTGATGTTGATAAGGACAAGTTTAAATCTATGAAAGAAATGGGCGCCCTAGTTGTAAAATCAACCAACGGTGTCAACAACGCTGATGTAGATGTTATGTCGCAAGAACTTAATCAATCTCAGACTCAGGTTGCCAAAGACGATTTGTGGGATAACGTTCAGACTATTCTAGCGATTCCAACTAAGCAAGGCAACACCGGCGGAGATACGCAAGGAGCTGTCGAGTTAAGAAATGGCTGGGATTTTAGCAAGACACGAACGAAGTTAAAAGACCCGCTTGTTGCAACATCGGAAAAACGGCTTGCTAAACTTGCGCTTAATGCAATCAGACTGTATGCAGATGATTTGAAGTTGACAGTTAGAGATTTTTCAGTACAAATCAATCATAGCCCACAGGATAATATGTACACCAAAGCTCAGACTTTGGTTGTTCTACTGCAGGCTGGCATACATCCACTTGTTGCAATCAAAACTGTTGGATTGTGGGGGGACGCAGAAAAGACATTTTTACTGTCTAAAAAATACTTGGATAAGATATATCTAACTATAGATAACGTAGAGCAACAGGAACAAAAAGCACAAGAAATAGTAGATAATCTTGGCAACGGAGGTAATAACAATGGTGACTAGATATACAGTAGTCCAAGACGGACGAGTGTATGAACCAGGTGATGATGTGCCAGATATGGGTAGTATTACGGCACTTGAATCAAAGGGGAACTATAGACAGTATAACGCACTGTCTGAGGATATAGATAAGCTACTGTCACAATGCAAGATGGAGAAAAATAGTATGAACAAAGTAATTATGATGGGTAGGCTTACCCGTGATCCAGAAATCAGATATTCACAGAATGGCGATCAGATGTGTATAGCTAGATATACATTGGCTGTAGATCGTAAATTTAAGAAACAGGGCGATGGGCAGACAGCGGATTTTATCAACTGCATTGCATTTGGCAAGAGCGCTGAGTTTGCAGAGAAGTACCTTAAACAGGGTACTAAGATTGCTATAACAGGCAGAATCCAGACTGGCAGTTACACAAACAAGGATGGCAATAAGGTTTATACGACTGATGTTGTTGTTGAGGAACAGGAATTTTGTGAAAGCAAAAACGCAAATAACAGCAATAGTCAGCAGTCCAATACAGCAAATGCGAGCAATCAGCCAAGCTCTGGAAACGACTTTATGAGCATACCAGAGGGCATAGAGGATGATTTACCATTTAAGTAGGAGTGATAGCAAATGAGTGCAAGAAAAGGAATGAATCTAAAGCAGGTAAAGAATCAGCTTGAATTACTTGAGAGAATACTTGAGCAGGATGCTACAGCAAGGCACAAGAACGTATCGAGCAGGTATGCATTAAGAATCGCTCAAGCGTGCGTTAATAAGCAGATAGGACAGAAACCGCTGGTTGTAGAAGAGTATAATGGCGAATGGGTTCCAATACGGTATTCTTGCCAGCAATGTGGGGGCAATTTGTGTAATGAGCTTGTGTATTACTGTCCGAACTGTGGGCAGAAGATTGATTGGTCGGAGGTGGAGAACAATGGAAAAGCTAACGATTGATGAGATAATAGGGCATTGCGAAAGAAAGACAGAGCAATATGAACGATTTTACAAGAGAGAGTATCTTGAAACAATGCCGTTGACTAGTTCAGTGATGAAGGAATATTGGGAACACAGACAGGTTGCGAAGTATTTAAAAAAGTTGAAAGATTATGAGGACTTAGAGGAACAGGGCAGACTTGTTAAATTGCCGGTAGAAAATGACGCGACAGTACATAGAGAATGTGTTCATATAAAGTCTACATGCTACCACGAGAATTACAAGTGTTCAGAATGCCCTCTTACTGAATTGTTTTGCGATGAATTTTACAAAGCAATAGATAGGTGCTACGAGGAAGCATACGCAAGTGGATGCCTTGCCGGTATGGACTTAGCAGAAGCCGAAGCCGAGGCAAAACTGAAAGAATTGAGGTGTAACAATGGTTGACTGTAATATTTGCAAGCATAAAGAAGATTGTTGTGTAGGGTGCAAACACGGAGAGTTGTTCGAGAGAAAAAACGTGTCAGAACCTAAAAAAATATCAGTTAGTAATGGACATGAATATTGTGGACATTGTGGTTATTTGTGTGAATACGCAAGAGGATATAAACAGTTTTATTGCATTAGGTGCGGCGGACTTAATTTAAGAAGTTGGAAGAATTGAGAGGTGAAACAGATGGAAGATAGATACTTATTCAGGGCTAAGAGAGCCGATAATGGAGAATGGGTAGTGTGGAACGCATTAACCGGGATTCCACACGATATAAGCATAATACAGGACACAATCTGTCAGTGCACAGGCTTGAAAGACAAGAACGGCAAGCTGATTTGGGAGAATGATATTGTAAAAGACTTATTTAGTGATGCTTGTGCACAAATCAAATACGGCAGTTATCAGAGTTGCTTTGATAGCACCAAAACTGAACATGTTGGATTTTATGTAGACTGGTCAGGCAAGTGTACTAAAAGATACAGAAAAGATTTAGGTTATTGGATAAATATGGTTAATGCAGAGGTTATCGGCAATATTTTTGACAATGCAGGGTTATTGGAAAGTGAGGGATAGCATGACAGAAGTAGTTATAAAATGCTGTCCATTTTGCGGAAAACCGCCAAAATTGATGCATAAAATTTATAAAAACATGGGCAATACTGGAGCTACCCCATTTCACGAATTAGAAATAGCGTGGAAAATTGAGTGTGTGAATTGTGGAACAAGTAGGGAGTCAATAGGTCGCTCATATTATAATATTGATGAGTTTGGAGAGCTTAAATTTGTCCCTCAGAACTATGGCGATAAGGATGCATCATCAGCCTCGGATAAGAGGCTTGAGGTAATAGAAATGTGGAATAGGAGATATTAACGAGGAGGCAGGAGAATGACAGAGCGTGAAGCGATTAAAAGAATCAAAGAATGCAGAAATACACCAAATTTTCAACCATACATATATATGAATGAAGCGTTGAATATGGCAATTAAGGCACTTGAAAAGCAGATGCCGAAGAAACCTATATTTAACCATAACCTTAGTGATACTCTTTCTGTATTCCATTGTGAATGTGGAAACACAATCAAAGTCAGTCACGATATAGGAATAATGAATAACAACAATGCGCCAAATTACTGTAGCAAGTGCGGTTGTAGGTTAGATTGGAGCGATGGAGAATGAGCGAAGAATTAAAGCCGTGTCCATTTTGTGGACACAGTATAGATATTGAAAAAGATGTGTATGAGCCAAGTAGGGATTGGCACCCGACATTTATTGACCCAGATAGTGGCGGCGACCCTATTAACATTCATTGCAAATGTGGCTTGGAGTTTTGTACTGGTACATATGACTGGGGCGAATTTGTAGAAGCATGGAACAGGAGAACAAGCGATGAGACTGGTTGATGCAGATGCACTAAAGAAAGATTTAAAATCGGTTACTTTAAGCAATGGAACCTTAGTAAATACAAATGCAGTATTACTATTACTGGATATATACCCAACAACTTATGATGTGGATAAGGTTGTGGAAGAATTGGATGAAATAATACATCCAAAACGTCTTTATTTTTGCAGAGTGTCAAAAGGTGGATGTAACAAGTCTGATGATGTTGGTTGTATAGATTGTGCGATTCAAAAGGCAATCGAGATAGTGAAGAGAGGTGGAAAGAACGAGTAAGCCAAATTACAAAAAAATATATGCAGTTAAAGCAGAGAGAGAAAGGCGAATAAAGTCTATTTGCCCTACAATACCTAAAGCAAGTGGAATATACGCTTTTATACGAACTGACGAAGCTGGCATACGCAGAAGCTATGTAGGGCAGGCAGTAAACCTTTTAGAGAGGTGTGCTTCACATTTAGGCGAGTATGACCATATAGCACTAAGCCTTAAAAAACACGGCTTTTATTCGACTGAAAATCCGTATGGCTGGAAACTTGATTACAAGACATGCCCTAAGTCAGAGTTAGACGATAGAGAAATCAGCACTATCAAGGCATTCGCTGATAAGGGCTTTCAGATGTATAACGTTACAGCCGGAGGTCAAGGATTAGGCAAGGTTGTATCAGAGCAATATAAACAGCCTAAAACCTACACACAAGGCATACAGCAAGGTAGAAAGAACCTTGCAAAGGAATTATCCTCTATTGCAGAAAAGCACCTTATAATCCGCTTAAAGCCAGAAAAAGAGCATAATAAGGTGTCACAGAAACAGTATGAGAAGTTTATGGATTTGTTGAAAGTGGGTGATTCAGAATAATGAACGAGTATGGTCAGTTTGACATATTTGACTATATTTCAGAACCAGTTACCATAAAAAAGCCTATTCGATTGATAGAGTTATTTGCCGGCTACGGAAGTCAGGCAATGGCGCTTAAAAGAATAGGTGCAAAATTTGAACACTATAGGGTGGTGGAAATTGATAAATATGCTATTGCAAGCTATAACGCAGTACATGGTACAGATTTTCCAACAATGGATATAACTAAGGTTCATGCAGAAGACTTGAATATTTGCGACACAGAAACCTTTACTTACTTACTTACTTACTCATTTCCTTGTACGGATTTATCAGTTGCCGGAAAGCAAGCCGGAATGTCTAAGGGAAGTGGCACAAGAAGTGGTCTGTTGTGGGAAGTTGAAAGAATACTAACTGAAATCAGAGATAGCAACGGAGAATTACCACAGATTTTATTCATGGAGAATGTGCCACAAGTACACGGTAAGAAAAACATCAATGATTTCGAAAAGTGGTTGGAATTTTTGGAAAGTTTAGGTTACACAAATTATTGGCAAGATTTGAATGCTAAAAATTATGGAGTGGCACAGAACAGAAACAGGTGTTTTATGTTTTCATTCTTAGGGAATTATTCATATAATTTTCCGAAACCTATACCTCTCAAAAAGAAGTTGAAAGACTATCTTGAGGATAATGTAGATGAAAAGTATTACATCAACAATGAAAAGGCTGACAAGCTTATAAAACAGCTTATTGACAACGGCACATTACCACAACACAATCTTAACAGACAGACAGACAGACAGACAGACAGACAGACAGACAGACTTGCGTTGACGGAACAATCAATAAGCCACAACAGAGAAAAGTTGCAAACTGTATTAAGGCAAGATATGACTGCGGAATATCAAACTTGCGGTCGGACGGAAACTTGGTTGTTAAAGGATATGGGAGAGACGGCAGACAAACAGATTGATGTAACCGTAACTCTTAGGGCAAGAGATTATAAAGGACCAAATAACTACGGAACGAATGGAGTGATTGAATGGAAGTAATAGGAAGTGTATATGCAGAAGTTTCAGACAGATTTCAAAAAGGCATTATCGGGGGGGTATTTCCCGGTGTGTAAAAGCTGAAAAACACGATTTAGGAGTAATTATGGCAGAAATACAAGAAAAACGATTAGGCAATATATATTCTTTTGATGGCGGAAATTATGCTGGAAATGTTTACGATAAAGAATGTATATCCCCCACATTAAAAACTATGCAGGGTGGAAATTGTCAACCTATGGTTGTTGCTATGCGTGGCAGAAATCCTGATAATCCGTCAGATAGAACTGCAGGAAGTCCGACAGAACAGCGGTTAGAGGTAAATATGCAAGGCACAAGTAATTGCTTAACGAGTGTGCAGAAAGATAACATGGTTCTTGAAAAACAAGGCATATCCACTAAAGACAAACAGAATGACATTGCAAGTACAATTTTGAGTGGTTACGAACGCAGTAATATTACCGGGTTTAATGCAGATAATGCCGTTATTGAAAAAGTCGGTCAAATATCAAGCAATGGTTCCCAATGCGGTACAGTTGTTTCCGATAACGGCATATCGGCTAATCTTGTAGCTGACACACACGGATATGCGAATAGTCATATTGCCACGCAATATCGTATCAGAAAGCTAACACCGAGAGAATGTGGACGGCTGATGGGTGTACCTGATGAAGATATTGACAAAATGGCAGCAGTCAACAGCAATACGCAGTTGTATAAACAATTCGGAAACAGCATAGTAGTTGATGTTATGTGTGCTATGTTTAAGAACTTAAATATACAATAGGAGTGTGGTGAATAATTATGCAGAATGATAGACCGTGTGATAAGTGCTTACATCATACCAGTGGACAATGTGACATATGGGAGTGTGAGCCACAAACGTCAAAAGACATAGAGTATAAAACTAGGCAACAGATAGCAGCAGAAATGGAACTGGTGAATCCTCTTGTAGTTGATATTTCTAGTTCATACAAGCTATTTAGAAAATGTTTGTCTATTGTGAAAGGAGGATATTTTGGCAAAAAGAATTAGAGCAACGGCAGAGGCAAAACTTGATCCTGAATGGGGAAGAGCTTGTGCCATGGCTAATGATTTAAAATCTAAGGATGGCACTGTTCTTTGGGCATTAAGTTTCATTCATGCATGGGAAGATGCAGTAAAAATAATAAAGGATGCGCTGTGAATCTTGCTAAGTTTCTGCTTTGGCGCAATGAATGATAAATATAGTGTTCAGTGCAAACAAAATTTCTAAAAAAGACATCACAAAAGATGAAGACTAAAATCATATAAGGAGTGAGGTTTGATGGCGGTATATAGGAGTGTGCATTTATCATTTTGGACGGACAATAAGGTTGAGGATGATTTTACACCAGAGGATAAGTATTTTTATATTTATTTGCTAACGAACCCTCAGACTAATATTTGTGGTTGTTATGAGATTAGCTATTCTCAGATGACCAGAAATACCGGGTATAACAAGGACACAATAATAAGACTGCTTGAACGCTTTGAAAATGTTCACAAGATTATTAAATTTGATAAGAATACCAAAGAGATATTGATTCTGAATTGGTATAAATACAACTGGAGTAAGTCCGAGAAAACGCTTACTGGGGTTGAAAACGTTGCAAAGCATATTAAGTCGGAAGAATTTAAAAAATATGTTTTGGATGTTGTAAATTGTGTAAGAAATGATACCCCTATTATGGGGTATGTATACCCCATACAAGCATCTGTATCTGATACTGATATTAATAATATATATATTAATAATAAAAGAGATATAGTTAATACATCTAAGAATATTAATATAAATAATAATATACTAGATGAATTAATTACAGAATTTAATATATCTAATTATTTACTTGATGGTATTAATACATGGCTTAAATATAAAAAAGAACGGAGATTTACATACAAAGAGAGTGGTCTGAGAACCTTGGTTAAGACTATTAAGATCAAGGCAGATGAGTACGGAGAACAGGCTGTCATCGCAATAATTGATGAGAGTATTGGAAATGGCTATCAAGGGATAACCTGGGACAGAATAAAAAAAGTCCAACCACCAAAGCCTAGACAGAGTGCAAGCGATCAGTTTGATAGGCTCATGGAACAGATAAGGAGAGATGAAGATGATTGATGGCAAGGACGAAATAGCGCAGAAGTCAAAACAAGGGGTGTTAGAATAATGGAGATAAGAGTTGAACCCACTAGCATTGAACGGCTAGTTGATACAGTTGCAAATACCATAAACGAATCGTTTAAAAATGTAACCATTGATGATGTGAATATGTATAAGTTAGGTTACAACAAAGCACTTGATGACCTAATGGCAAAATTAGATTGCGATAAATACTTGCTGAATGATTGGCAGCGTGATGCAATTCGTGACAAGGTGAAAGAAATCAAGGAGGAGAGCAATTGACCGATAAAGAAACACGTAAGATAATAGCGGTGTTAATGGTTGCTTATCCAAACTACAAGCCGATTAACATTGACTTTACCGTATCTGTTTGGACGGATATGTTGTGTGATTATTCTTACTCAGAGGTCGACATGGCAATCAAGGCTTACATATTAACGGACACCAGTGGTTTTGCCCCGGCGATAGGACAGGTTATAGACAAAATAAAGTCAATAACTACTCCTCGGCAAATGACCGATGCCGAAGCGTGGTCACTGGTCCGCAAGGCAATATCGGATAGTGGCTACAATGCAACAGCAAGATTTAACGAGTTGCCGCCGGCATGTCAGAGAGCCGTGGGCTCACCGTCACAGCTGAGAATGTGGGCGCAAGACACGGAGTTTAATGAGAATGTCGTGAGCAGCAACTTCATGCGGTGCTATCGAACAGAGATAGCACGACAGAGAGAGATAGACAGAATGCCGTCAGAGATACGACAGATGATTGATAAAGTCAATAATAATTCTAAATTACTTCAAGATAAACAGGCTAATCTGCCTGAGATTACTCAAGATAAAAACTATAAACTGAATAGAGAGTAGTGACTATGGGAGCATCAACAAAACAGTACCGCCGCCGTAAAGCTGCTGGATTATGTGTCGAATGTGGAAAACCGCTGGACAGGATAGGTGCTTACTGTGTTAAATGTTGCAAGGCACACACCGAGGACTCCATACAACAAAAACACTGGTATGCCGATAATGGAATATGCCCTACATGCCGAATAAATAAATTAATGGGGACTGAAAGGCACTGCCCTGAGTGTCGCGCACGAGAATCTGAGTGGAAGCTAAGAAAAAGGGAGTCAGACAGAGAAAACACCAACAAACAACATGCGGAATGGGCGAAAACCAAATATGCCGAAAGGGTTGAAAAAGGCCTTTGTACTAGGTGCGGAAAACGACCGGCTAAAGATGGTGCACACACATGCGTGTATTGCGCTGAAAAAACTAATGCTTATCACCGAAGAAAGAGAGCAGAGAAAAGGTTGAATGCACAAGAAAGATACGAAAAGGGTATATGTCGATTTTGCAATAATCCTGTTAAGGATGGGTATAAGTTATGTGAGCACCACTACCAGCTCAATCTTATCAACTCGGCAAAGGCAGACAGGAGTGCATATAACAGGCGACAGTATCAGATAAGCCAAAGGAGGCGAGCGGCTAATGACAACGAAGAAAGACAATCCGTGTAA